TATTTTTGAAAGAGATAAAGTAAAAGAACAATTAGATTTTGTGAGATCTGAAATTGATGAAAATATAAGAGTGGATTTTGAGAGTTATGGGTTTGATAAAAAACCAACTGAGGCTGCTATTTCTGCTAAAATAATTATGACTGCAAAATATAAAGTCATGTATGAAAAATTAGCTGAGGCAAATAAAAATGTTAATATTTTAGCTGGTGCAAGAGAAGCAATGAATCATAAAAAGAAAGCTCTTGAAAATATAACTCAGCTTTGGACAATGGGGTATTTTTCAGATCCAAAAATTCCAAATAAAATTAAAGATGATTCTGATATTAAAAATAAACGTAATATGCGAGAAGACATAGATCGTAGCATAAGACGGAGAAAAAATAAATAGGTGTAAAAAATGAAAATTATATTGATTTCATTAATTGTTATTATAGTTGGATATGTTGCATTTAGATTATGGGCTTATGCAGTGGCTGAATCTTATTTTCAAACAAAAGAAAAATATAATAAGGAGGGTGAAAATGTCAAAAAGTAAAAGAGAATTGATGAGGCAAGGGTTAACTAAGCGAACAAAAGAATCTTATGAAAGAAAGGATAATTCTGGTAGGTTTAAATCTTATTTTAAATCAAGCTTAGGTGCTGATGTTTTTTGGAAATGTAATACTGGTGAGCATGTTATAGATATAATTCCTTATATAGCTGGTGATAATGACCCGTTTGCAAAAAAAGGCGAGAGTCAATATGTATTAGATCTTTGGATACATGGTGGTGTTGGCGTTAATGAAGATCAATATATTTGCTTAGCTAGAAATTATAATAGAGCTTGTCCTATTTGTGAGCATGTTAGAGAGTTAAAACGTGAAGAGGATTATGATGAAGATTTAGTTAAATCGTTATATCCTAAAAGGAGAGTTTCATATAATGTTATTTGTTATGATACAAAAAAGGAAGAAGAAAATGGCGTTCGAGTTTTTGAAGTGGCACATTGGTTTATGGAGCGACATTTAACTCCATTGGCTACAAATAGAAGAACTGGTAAAGTTGATGCTTTTGCTGATCCTGACGCTGGTAAATCTATAGTGTTTACTAAAAAAGGTTCTGGCCAAACTAGTACTGAATTTTTAGGGCATAAATTAGAAGATAGAGATTATGTTATAGATGATCAAGATCTTGATAGCGCCTATTGTTTAGATGATTTGATACATATTCCGACGTATGAAGAAGTTTCAAATGCTTATTGGGCAATTGAAATGGATGTTGATACGAAAGAAGAGGAAAAAGAAGAGGAAAAAGAAGAGGAAAAAGAAGAGGAACGTGGTTCTCGTGGCAGTGTTAGACGCAGAAAAAATAGCGCCGATGAAGAAAGTAACGAAGATAGTAAAGTAAGCGAAAGTGGGTGCGAAAGCGGTTATATTTTTGGCGAAGATATAGATAATTATGGTGAATGTAATGAATGTGGTAGATGGGATGATTGTGCTGTTGAAAGTGATAGGCTTACAAAAGATAAATCAAAAGATAAAGAAAAAGATAAATCAAAAGATAAAGAAAAAGATGTTCGCGTAAGAAGGCGTAGATAATGAAATTAAAGAGAAGAAAGGGCAATAAAAAAGATACATCGTCTCTTGTTGAAGAAATTAGACAAGAGACGATGTCGCATATTTTTAAAAAGCCAGCTGTTTCTTCAAAAAATGCACTTTCTTCAGGTTGTTCTTTACTTAATTTAGCACTTTCAGATAATATTGATTGTGGTTATAAAATGGGAACCGTGACTCATGTTATTGGGGACACTCATGCTGGAAAATCATTATTAATGTTGCAAATGATGGCAGAGGCCGCTGCGAATAAGTCATTCGATAAATATAAATTCGTTTACGAAGAGCCAGAGTCTGCTATGTTTTTTAATATTTCAGATATGTTTGGCAAAGAGGTTGCAAAGAGAATTAAATTCATTCCTGAAAAAAATAAGAAGAGAAAAGAGCCTAGGACAGTACAAGAGTGGCATGATTATATTATAAAATGTGAATGTCCATTTATTCATGTAACAGATTCATTTGATGCATTGACTAGTGAAGATGACATTAAGCAAATTTCGCCAACTAAAGGTGGTTGGCATACTGAAAAGGCAGGCGTAGCTAGCCAATTTTTTCCTAAAGTCGTTAGAAAAATAGAATCAACAGAGTCGTTATTTTTTTGGGTTTCTCAAACTAGAGATAATATTGGAGTAACATTTGGTTCGAATAAAACTTTTACTGGCGGCAACGCAATAAAATTTTATAGGTCGTATGAAATTTGGTTAGCTGTTGTAAAAAAGATAACAAAGAAGGTTCGTGGCAAAGATAGAGAGATTGGAGCAATAATTAGAGCAAAAATTAAAAAAAATAAGTTCACTGGAAAAATAAAAACAATTGATTTTCCAGTATATCCTTATCCTTACGGTTTTGGCATTGACGATGTGGGTAGTATGGTTAATTGGTTAGTAGATGAAAATTTTTGGGCGCTTAAACAAAAAAATGGTGGTAAAAAAACATCTATTATTGAAACTGAAGAACCTTTTATAGATGGTAAATTCGAAGTTGTTATAAAACATATAGAAGAAAATAATTATGAGAACAAATTAAAAGAAATTGTATCTGAATGTTGGAATGATTTAGAAGGCGAATTAAGAACAACTAGAAAGAGAAGGTATAAATAATAATGCTTGTTGTTGATTGCTCTCAATTATGTTATTCTTCATTTTATACAATGAGTGATCTTTCTTATAACGAGAAGAAAACTGGTGTAATTTTTGGGTTTCTTCAGCAAATTTTTACTATTGCTAAAAAATTTAATTCTTGCGATTTTGTTTTTTGTTGGGATAGTAAAAAGCGGTATAGAAAATTAATATGTAAAGACTACAAAGCCAATAGAGATATAAAAAAATTGACGCCAATTGAATTGAAAGAAAGAAGACAAATGTTTTTGCAAATGGCTGATTTGAGACAAAAAATTATTCCTAAACTTGGTTTCAAAAATAGCTTTATTAAAACTGGTTTGGAAGCTGATGATCTTATTAGTTATATTGCAATGCATAATAAAGATGTCGTTGTTGTTAGTTCTGATAACGATTTACTGCAGCTTCTTGATTTTTGTATTATTTTTAACACAAAAACAAAAAAGAAATTTACTAAGAGTGATTTTTGTAAAAAATGGAATATAAAACCAAGTGAGTGGTATAAAGTAAAGGCCATAGCAGGTTGTGGTGGTGATAATGTTAAAGGCGTGAAAGGAGTTGGTGAAAAGACAGCTATTAAGTATATAAACGGTGTTCTTCCTGATGGGAAAGTAAAAGATAGAATTGATTCTGAAAATAGTAAAGAGATGATTAAAATGAATGAAGCATTGGTTAAGCTTCCATTTGATGTTGACGCATATAGAGATATAATAATAGATGACAATGATTTTGTTTTTGATAATTGGTGTGATGTGTTTGAAGAGTATGGTTTAAAATCGTTTTTTGAGAAAGATAATTTCAATAAATTAAAGGAGTTATTTTTATTAAATGGGTAAAGGCGAAAATTTTGAAAGAGAAATATCTAGATTTCTTTCTTTGTGGCTTACAGATGGGAAACGCGATGATATTATTTGGCGTAAGCGCGTGAGAAGAACAAATAAAACGCCAAATGCAGAATTTCAGCTTGGGGATATTAAAGCTGAAGATGCTATAGCTATTCCATTTACTGATTTATTTAGCGTAGAATTAAAAACAGGTTATTCAAGATCTAAAAATAAGAAAGGAATTAGAAATACTCCATGGGATCTTTTGGATGTAATAGATCACACTTCTACACTTAGCAGAAAAAAAGAATACAATCCAACTATAATTGAATTTTGGGAGCAAACATTTAGAGATAGTTGTATTAGTGAAAAAAAGCCATTGTTGATTTTTAAAAGAGATTATCACATTCCTGTTGTTTGCACATCTAAAGAAGTATATTTGTCTTTGATATTTTATTGTGGCGATTATGTTTTTGATTATTCAACGTTGCATTTTAAATCATACGTTTTGTATTTTTTTACAATGATTGATTTTTTTGAATGGTTGACACCTGATATAATTGCTATTATCAATAGAAGCAATAACCTCATTCATCAGAATTGACCCAATTAGGAGTTTTTAAAAGTTATGATAGAGTTATTGGAATTAAATAATTTTCAATCTCATGAAAGTTCTGTAATTACATTTTCTAAAAATGTCAATGTCATAGTTGGACAGTCTGATATTGGAAAGTCTACTTTTTTTAGAGCCTTAAATTGGTTGGTTAAAAATAAGCCAGCGGGATTTTCTTTTAGGTCTAATTTTTCTGATGTTAAAAAAGATATAACTCGCGTAGCAGTAAAATTTTTTGATAACGACAACATTGTAATAAGAGAAAAAGCAAAAAATTTAGATAGATACGTTATATTTAATAATGAAAAAGAAGATTATCATGAGTTTAAAGCATTGAGAGGGAGTATTCCTGAAGAGGTTTCAGATATTGTAGATTTTTCAAATTATAACTTACAAGGTCAGCATGATAAGTATTTTTTACTTCAAGATTCTTCTAGTGAAGTCGCAAAAAGTTTAAATGAAGTTGTTGGACTGGAAGATATAGATACTGTTATGTATAATATGAATTCTATTACGACCAGAACTAAAAAGAATTTAGATAGTAAGAAGTTAGAAAAAGATTATTTGGTGAATGATCTTAAACAGTATGAAAATTTTGACAAGATTAAAATAATCGTAGATAGGTTGAAAAATTTATTTGATGAAATAAAATTATTGAAAGAAGAGAGAAGTGAATTAGCGGCAATATTTCCTCGCTTAAAAAAATTAAATGAGGAGATATCGTATTTACAATCGTGGCTTGAAATAGAAAAATATGTAGAAACTTTACCTTTAGAGATTAGCAAAATAGATAATCTTTTAATTGAGATAAGATTTTTAAAAGACACAGTTGAAACTTTACAATCTATAGATAAGGAAATAGATGAATACAATCAAGACATATTTTTTCATGGAATTGCGATTGAAGCCATAGAAGAAGCAAGAAAGTATAAACGTGATGAAGAGTTATTGGCTGAATTAGAATATGGAATAAATACAATCGATAAATTAGATGGTAATATTTCTAGCATTAAAGTACAAATAAAAAAAATAGATAAAGAAATAAACAAAATTGGTGTGTGCCCAGTAACAGGAGAATATTGTGAAATTATTGCTAACAGGCGATTGGCATCTTAGATTTAAAAAACCTAAGCTGCGTAATGATGATTACTTTGAGTCTCAATCGAATAAAATAAAACAGATTTTAGAAATAGCTAAGAAAGAGAAATGCGATTACATAATTCAGCCTGGTGATTTTTTTGATAGTATGCATGTTCCTTTATTCGTGATTCAGTACTATATAAAACTTTTTAAAGAATATGATATTCCAATTCTTTGCGTTAGAGGACAACATGATTTAAGATACCATAGTGATAATGTTGGAAATACACCCATTGCTGTAATGGAAGCCAGCGAAGTTCTTACGACAATACCTAACTGTGGAATGTTAATTGGTACTAAAGATAATATTGTTATTTATGGGTGTTCTTTCAATGAAGAAATTCCGAAAATTATAAGTGGAAATGTTAATGAAGGATTTAATATTTTGGTTGTGCATAAAATGATAGTGGAGGAAAAAATTTGGCAAAGTCAAGAAGATTTTATATATGGTAACCACATGTTTAGAAAATTTAATTTTGATTTGTTTGCTTGCGGTGATAATCATAATGGGTTTATTCTCGACAACGGGAATGGAAGATTTTTGGTTAACTGTGGTAGCTTAATGCGGTCTACAATAGATCAAGCTAACCACGAGCCATTCATTTGCGTATATACCCCGGGTGAAAAGGCAATTTCTAAGAAAATTTTGACGGTAAAAAATGATGTTTTTGACGTGAAAGCAGCTGAGGAATATAAAAAAAGAAATGAAGAATTTGAACTGTTTGCCGATGTTTTAAAAGAAAAGAAAGTTCGTGGACTTAATTTTTTGGATAATATTAAAAAATCGTTGGATGATGAAGTTGATGATGACGTTAGAAGTATAGTTTTTGAAGCATTGAATTATACAAAAGATAAGGAGCAATGATATGAATGAAGAATTGTCAATGGATCAAAAATTAAGAAGGTTAAATCACCTTGTAAGGGAAATTGAAGATGCAAAAGCACAAAAAGAACAAAAGGTTGGTGAAAGAATAGGTGTATTAAAAGACTTAAAAAATAGATTTGATTTAGATAGTTTAGAGCAAATAAGTGAAAGGATGGCTAATTTAGAAGTACAACTTTCTAAAAGAAAAGAAAAAGTAGATAGACTATTTAAAAAAATTTCTGATAGGTATGAATTATGAATGAATTTGATTATGAAGATTTTAAAGAATTAAAAAGTAAATTTGACAAGTTGGCTTTAAAAAAAGAAGAAAAAGAATATGCATTAAAGTCAACTATTGACGATATTGCATATTTGAAAAAGAGATTTATCAATTGCGGCAAAGCGCAGAAGTTTTTGCAAAGTGTTGCGAAAAAAACTCAAGAAAAATTAGAAGATTGCGTGTCTGGTATCGTAAGCATAGCAGAAGCTGCTGTTTTTAAAGATTATTATGAATTTAAAATTAAATTTGTTGAAAGAAGAAATAAAACAGAGTGCGATTTATTTTTTATAAAAAATAACGAGGAAATGGATTGGGAGTCTGTTGGTGGTGGTGTATTGGATATTGCCTCTTTTGCATTAAGGTGCGCTCATTGGAGTTTGAAAAATACGAGACCCACTTTAGTATTAGATGAACCATTTAGATTCGTTAGCTCTGATTTGCATGAAAAATGTTCGGAGATGTTGAAGACAATAAGCGAAAAACTTGGTGTGCAGATTATAATGATAAGCCATTTGCCAGGGATTATAAGTAGCGCCGATAAAATTTTTGAAGTAACACAAGTTGGTGGGATAAGTAAAGCGGAGGAATTGTAGTTTGAATGTGGTGAGGTATGGTCAGGTACGGTAAGGTAAGGATAAATTTTTTGTGGAGTAATTTATAGTATTGTGATATATTAGATTTAGTAGCGTAAATAAACGAAGGAGAAAGAATGTGAAAAAAATCTGCGCATGGTGTGGAAAGGATATGGGGGAGAAACCCTCGCTTGATGACGACCGTATTTCACATGGTATATGTCCCGAATGTGTTGAAAGAGAATTAGAGGAAATAGGATCACTTGACGAGGTTGAAAGGCGGGAAGTATGAGTGGTGCATATGGAGAGGTAGTAATGTATTTTGGCAGGTTCAAAGATTACAAACTTGCTGCAGTGCCTAACGGTTATTTAAATTACTTGCTTAATCAGGATTGGTTTGAAGAGAGTTACCCTGACCTTTTTAACGTTGTTCAAGATGAAATGCATTGGCGCTTGGAGCAAGGTGTCCACGTGGAAGAAAAATAAAGGGGGAGAAATGATAACACTTCAAAATTGGTCAACGATCTCAACTGAGGATCCTTATATTGCTCCAGAATTAAGAACTTTAAGATTGCAGGGAGATGCTTATGGACATCCTAAATTTCCAGATGGACACTATATAAAAACATCTGGAATTAAGAACTTTAAAGGTAGAATAGTTTATACTCACAGTAAAAATAATTCTGTTTATAAATTAGGAAAGATAGATCCTAATTTTAGAAAGTTCCTTAAAAAAACAAGACCTAATTGGGATTGGAGACACCCTATAAAATGGATTTAAAAGGGAGAGAGCAATGGGCAAAAAAGATCCAGGAATAATTAGAGTGGGCGATAAAGTCAAAATACTTAATCCAGAGTTTTTTGAGCGATGTGGAGAAGATATGAAAATACCGTTAAGTAAACAGCGAATGACACCAGAGATATATGAAGGTGTTGAAGAAGTTCTCAAAAGTGGCTGGTGGACTATGGGTAAGTACACCGAACAATTAGAGGATGAGTTCTCTAAATATATTGGAGTGAAGTATGCAGTGGCAGTTAACTCATGCTCTATGGCTTTATTCCTTTGCTTGGAGTACTATAATTTTTTAGGGGGCATTTTATTAGAAGGTAGTCTGAAAAACAGATTAATAGCCACTACGCCACTTACATTCTGCTCTACTGTTAATGCTATAATTTATGCTGGAGCAAGGCCAATTCTATTTGATGTAAATAAGACAAACCAATGCATAGACCTTGACAGTATTAGTGACTACGACGCCAAGTACATTTGGGGCTGTGTGCCCGTTCACTTTGGTGGTTGTCCTTGTGACATCGACCGTCTTGGTAAGCTCACTGAGGTGGGAAACTGGAAAGTTGTGCAGGATTGTGCCCATGCAGTTGAGACTAAGTGGGGCGGCATTAATGTTGGTGTATACGGTAATGCTTCCTGTTACTCGTTTAATCCCACTAAGAACATCGCTGCACCTGAGATGGGCATGGTAGCGACTAATAATGAATATATGGCAAAATGTATAAGGAGGGCACGCATACATGGAATGGATTGCGATGCTTCAAAGAGGGTTACTTCTCCTGGTAGTTATACTATCAATCATAGTGGCTATAAAGCTAATCCGACTGATATGGAAGCTGTGATTGCTCTACATCAGCTACGTATGGTTAAGGAGAATTGGGAAAGGAGGTTAGAAATATCTGTTTGGTATCGCGATGCTTTTGTGCGCTTTTATGCTAAAGGCTGGTTTAATGGCAATATCCCTATTGTTGTTTCTAAATGGCCAGATGGTATGCGGCATGGCCTTCACCTTTTTCAAATTCATATAAACAATAGAGATAAATTCATAGCGAGGATGAGGGAGAGTGGAATTTATTGTGGGGTACATTATAAGCCTATTCATTTACATCCATACTACCGAGGCAGGGTTACTTTTGGTGGGGCAAGTCTTGAGAATGCTGAATGGATAGGTGAGCATACTTGCTCGTTGCCGTTGGGGCCTGGCATGACAGAAGAAGACGTTGAGTATATTATAAATAGTATAGAAGATATCATTAAGGGAGGAGGGTACTTATTTTGAATGAGAATATAAGAGAAAAGGGTTTCAGTGGTTTCAGACGATTACCATATGGAAGTAAAAAAGATCTGGATGATGAAGTTCAAAATAAATGGGGGTTTTTCTTTGAAGAACTTTTATCTGCTATCTCTCTGGTGGGAGGGACAGATAACCCAGAGCATTGGAGGAGAAAAACTATTGAGGAAGTTTATAAGTCATTATCTCCGAACGGAATATCGCTTACGTTTAGAGTTGATAAATAAAGGAATGAGATGAAAAATAGAATTGAAGTATCAGCGAAGGTGATCATAACTTTTGTAGATTTGACAAATGTTGAAGAAGTTACTGATGAGCATAAGTGTATAGCGGCACTTGAAGCTGAGCAAGTTATGAATAAGATTGGTTTTATTGATACTG